TCTTCTTGTTCATGTTTATACCTCCGTTTGATATAGGACCTCATAGAGCTTTTCGCTCGCGATCCAAGTTTCTGATTTGTTGTAAAACAATTCATGTGCATCAAGGATGGCCTCGATTCTGTCTTCCAAGGCCGGTTCTTTTGTATCTGTATATAGCTCTATATGAAGCTGTTCCTGTTTAAAGAACACCCTGCCATCCGCGGCAAAGTTATCACTGCCAGGATACAGATATACTAAAAATGGAGGTTCCGGAGACTCGCCTTCTACGAAATGATCGTATGCATAGGGAATCTCGAATTCCTCCATCATCTGTACTACTTGTTCTTTTGTCATATTCCACTTGCCCCCGTTTCTTTTTTAAGTTCCGAAATGGCAAGGTTCTCACCTTTGGCGATATGTGGAATAGCTTTAACTCTTCCGCCGCCTCGTTTAGCATGACCAAACTCCAAAAGATGGGTAAGCCGGTATCTTGTCTTTGAATGAACCGTATATTCAGCGCCGAGTGCCGAATCTTTTGTTTTGGTAATAGTCCAGGATTTCTTATAAGCACCCGTATCAACTGGAGCACCTTCCTGTATCTTTTCCTTTACATCATCAGCAACTTGGGAGACGATCTTTTTAACTTCATCTGCAGTGTGCTCAACATATTCTTCAAATTCTTTTTGAATGGCGTTTCCCATTTCATCTACAGAAACAGTTTTCATCGCTCCTCCCTCTTGCACCGATACTTGATGCACTTATGCTTATAGTTCATATGATCGATTGAAACGATGTTATATGCCACATCATGAAAGAGTATCCTGAAACCATCCATCGTTACAGAGTCCGCAAAGGTACACGACCTTACCGTGAAAGATATCTCCGAATGATCAACTGTCTGCGCAGCAGCATCTTTCTCATATCCGCTCTCACCTCCAACAGTACAGGCGCAATCATAATAATCAGCCCATACTTTCTTGTGATTTCCGACAGCATCTTTGATCACAGTATTCTTTTGTATGGTGATACGTTCATTCAGAAGTGCTACATTCATCAGAATCCCTCCTGCCTAATACCAGAAAGCAAAGCCCTAAGAGATAGGGTAAGTGCTTTATGATCAGCTTCTTCTTTGTGCTCATATAAATAAGCAACAGCATACATCACAGCTATCTTTGCATTCTTATCAGACTCGAATACTTCCTCATCCTCTATCCTTGCAATGTCCATACACAACCTATGTGCAGCCTCTATGATGTCTCCAAGAATACCGTCATCATCTGGATAATCTACCCGCAGGTATTGTTTCATCTCTTCAAGTGTTACGATCATACGAACCTCCAAAAGAGGCCGCCACCTCTTTAGATGACGGCCTTATAAGTTATGAATTAGATCCGCCAGTTTTCTTCTTCACCTTAAGGATCTGAACAGCTTCAGGAAGAATAAGCTTTCCGTCAACACGTTCCTTAGCAACGTAGCCGATCATGCCGTTGCCGGCAAAGAGCTCTTTAAGTTCTGCAAAAGATCTGGTTCCGCGATCACCGATGTTGTAGTAAGAGTAATCTCCGAATGCGACAGCATCGATAGGTGCGTAAGCAGAAGTATGCATTGCATAGCCAAGCAGTCTGTCGGGCTCGCCTGCCTGATAAGAAGGCTGCCAAATGTATGCGCCATTGTTATCTTTAAGCGTTCTGATCTGAGAAAGAGTCTTATCATTGAGAATGAAAGAAGCATTCTTTCTGTAAGGACGCTTAAGCGCATAAACAAGATCGATAAGCTCATCAGCAGCAATCTTTTCCTGTGTTGCAGTCGTTGCAGCAATAACACCGCCCTTTGTAGCATGGAAAAGTCCGGTAGGCTTACCGTTGCCGTCACCGTTAAGGAATGCATCCTCTTCGGCATTACCAAGAGCCTTACCAAACTGCTTGATGATGTAGTTCTCAAGGCCAAAGGCATTGTCATAAAGGAGCTCTTCGGTAACCTTGATTGCAACATGAAGCTTGTAAGCATCAAGGATGACCTGATCGAAAGTAGCATCACCGAAAGAAAGCGCGCCACCCTCTTCAATCCAGCTTGCTGCAGGCTTTGTAGCTGCAATATTGATCTTGTGTTCTCCGGAAGTGGTAATCCTTGTCGCAAGACCTCTCATGATGTTCTCTTCATCAAGGACCTCAACAAGTCTACGATCGTACTCTTCGGGAACCAAATAGCCGCCGTCGCTATCAACGCCTTCCTGAAGTACATTAGATACCTGGCGGAAGTTACTACGAAGTGCAGTAAGCATTGCCTTCTTGTACTCGTCAGATGCGCGACCGGTCTTCTCTTCGGCATGGCTAACAGCACCGGGCTTTGCAGTAAGAGGCATGTTTACGGGCTTGGAAAGCTCTGCTTCTCTCTCCTCTGCACGTCTCTCGCGATCGATAGCTGCAGTAAGATCAGTGATCTCTGCTTCCATCGTTTCATAGGTAGCTGTATCTTCAGCGGAAAGCGTGCCATTCTCTTTCTGATGTGAGTCAACAAAAGCCTTTGCCTGTTCCCACACCTTAGCTCTCTGGTTAATAAGTTCCTGTAATTTCATTTCTGTTTACCTCCATCAAATAAATTTCTTGATTACATCTAGGCGATCCATGATATCTTTGACGGACCGTCCGCCTTCAGTTTCCGGCACAGGAATCTCGGCCTGCTGTGCCACAGGCTTAGTGTTTTCGCCATACTTCGCGGTAACCTTATTGATCAACGTGTTATTCACCGCCTGTCTTGAAAAAAGCATGGACGCTTTCGGCTGTTCATCTTCACCTGCCTCGCTTCTCCCAAGGATGTCATCGGCAAAACCAAGTTCTAATGCTTTGTTTGCATCCATCCATGTTTCAGCATCCATCAGGTGACTAAGCTTGGCTCTTGACTGACCGGTCTTAAGCACGTAGGCATTAATAATGGATTCCTTGACTTCAGCCAGCATATCCATCGCCTTTTGCATCTCGGTATGATCTCCGAATGCAATTGTTGCGGGATTATGGATCATCATCATGGAAACCGGAGACATATAAACCACATCTCCTGCCATAGCAACAACCGATGCAGCCGAAGCCGCGATCCCGTCGATCTTTACTGTTACTTTTCCCTTGTAGGCCGAAAGCATGTTGTAAATCTGCGCAGCCGCAATACAATCTCCTCCGGGAGAATTGATCCAGACTGTCACATCACCCTCGCCGGAATTTAATTCGTCTCTAAAAAGAGCCGGAGTGACATCATCGTCAAACCAGCTCTCTTCTGCGATAGTTCCGTTCAGGGTAAGGATTCGCTCAATGCTTTCTTCGCCTGTTTCCTGATTCAGAGCTTTCTCGCTCTGCCAGTTCCAGAACTTTTTCATCTTGCTCCTTCCCGTCCGCTGCGAATATTCCAGCGTCCTTTAGTTTTGTCATATTTCCGTTTATGAGATATAAATCTCCGCCTTCCTCTTCAGGTATCCTGTTCAGATTCTCAAGTTCTCTAATATCATTTGCGCTCATCCAGCCATTCTGTCTTCCAAGGGCATAACCTTTCATACGACTTTCATAGTCACCTCTAAGAAGTCCATCTACATTGAATTTGACGAATATCTTCTTCTTTTCATCCGGGTTAAGCAGTGACTTAGCAATTGCTTGTTCCCACCTGCACAACCAGGGATCAAGTGTATAGGTAACAAATTCCTGGCTCATCTGAGTAATGTTCGAAAAGCTTGATTTATCAAGATCACCCACAAGGTGAGGAGGCACTCTAAATATCCTTGCTATCTCATCTATCTGAAACTTTCTTGTTTCCAAGAACTGTGCCTGTTCAGGTGAGATAGAAATCGGAGTATACTTCATTCCTTCTTCAAGAACCGCAACTTTATTTGCATTCTGGCTTCCACCAAATGTCTGAGTCCAAGATTCTCTGACCTTTGAGGGATCTTTGATTGTTCCCGGATGCTCTAAGACACCACTTGGCTGGGCTCCATTAGCAAAGAACTTAGCGCCATACTCCTCACAAGCAATTGCCATACCAATTGAATTCTTTGCCATTGCTATAGGCGAATAACCTACGAGGCCATCGAATCCTAAGCCCGGTATATGAAGCACATCACTTGGAGAAAGCTGTACGGTTCCTTCTTTAAGCGTAGGAACATCTTCGGCAGATACACGGTATTCGTAATAAATCTTTCCATTCTCGTCACGTTCTACAGCCATTCGATCTGGCATAAGTGGATAAAGTGCAATCACCTCACCTCTTCCGTTTCGAATGATCTGAGCATAGGCATTTCCCCACAAAAGAAGATGTGTCATCAAAGTTTCCCTGAATATGAACGATGTCATCTCAGGATTGGGTTCATCATGCAATAAAAAATACAACGAGTGATCAATGGCCTTTTCTTTGCCGCCGTCATCGTTGTATCTATAAACGTGTAATGGTAACTGTGCTACTGCTTCAGAAAGGATTCTCACACAGGAATACACCGCAGTCATCTGCATAGCGGATCGCTCATTTACACGCTTCCCGCTTGTTGAGCCTCCCATGAAGAAATTGTAGTATCCTCCTACCGTTCTATTTTGAGGCTTATCACGGGACCTGAATATTCCGCTAAAAATGCCCATTATCTCTCACCTCCAATTCATAATTTAAGGCTTCCCTTATCACCAGGAAGCCTATTAACATCAGTATCAACATATGCTACCCTCCGACTATATGTAGTACTTGTCAGAAGCTTGTTTCCATGTTATTCTTCTACTACATTTATTTGCACCTTTTACTGAGCGTAATGCTCATCCGTCGGGTTCCCGACACCAAACTCCCAGTTTATTGGCTTTAACAAACTTAGAAGGAGGTATAGTTTATTGTTCACACCAACTGAATATGAGATTCTCTCTTTGCCGTATTTCAATACGGTTTCGACCGATCCGGCAATGTATGAGATTCAGTCCAAAAACACCGGTCACTATTGGGCCTTGGTACCTACGGGAAAGTATATTTCTCTCCTGCATAAATACCACGAGTCCGATAAATATCACTACCAGACACAAACCTTGACCGTTCTCGATGCCGTTCTCGAAATCGTCAATCATGACGACTATAAGCTTCATCACAAAGGCAGAACATTCTTCGATGAGCTTGTAGAAAAATACGCCTAGAAAACTAACAGACCTCGCGAATCATATACACTATCACTTGATCCATGATTTCGAATTGCTCTATCGAGTGCCATTACCGTAGCAACAGCTGCGTCTATTTTCTCTGTGCTTTTTTCCTTGTCCATCTTGATGTTACCCGCAGGATCTTGACGCACAAATACATTTTCCATCATCCAGCTAAGAACCGGATGCCCACCATGAGCAATTCTCTGTTCAAGTACTAACTTCATAAGCTCTTTTGTCGGAGGCGACATATCTTTATATCCCTGGCCAAAAGGAACTACCGTAAATCCCATATCCTCAAGGTCTTGGACCATCTGAGTCGCTCCCCATCTGTCAAAAGCAATCTCCTTAATGTGATACTTCTTACCAAGCTCTTCAATAAAGCTTTCGATAAACTTGTAATGTATCACGTTGCCTTCTGTAGTCTTGAGATGTCCAGTCTTTTCCCAGGCATCATACGGAACATGATCTCTCCGCACTCGGAGCTTCATGTTTTCTTCTGGTATCCAACAATAAGGAAGCACCATGTACTTCTCGTCCTCTGTTGCAAGATAGAGGTTAATGAGGTATGCAGGCGCATGGTCACCCACTGAATTCCAGTTCTTCTTCAGTTTGTTGGCACCGAGACTGTCACTGGCAGGACTGAGCAACACGGGATCAATATGTGAGTAATAACCCTCGCCCTTAGTATCCTTGAAGAAACGGTCGAAGAGATCGATGGTCAGTTCGGCATC